ACATAAGACTTGTTAACAATGTCGTTAGCAGTTGTAGGCGCCGATGCCACAGTGCCAGAATTGATAGCAAGGGAAGTGAAGGCGCCAGTTGACGGCGTAACACCGCCAATCGGGGCGTTGTTAACTGATCCGCCCGTGATAGCAACACCGCTGGCGGTACCACCCGTGATTGCTACGTTGTTTGCGTTCTGCGAAGCAATCGTGCCCAACCCTGTAATGTCAGAGCTTGGAATCGTTGCGCTGGCCGACATAACAGATGCGCCATTGCCCTTCACATATCCAGTCAAGCCAGAGGTGCCAGTGCCGCCGTTATCAACGCCCAAAATGCCCGCGAGGGTAACTGCACCGCCAGACGGAATGCTTGGCGTCAGACCAGTAGTGCCACCGCTAAACGATGTCACGCCACCTGACAGAGAAAAGCTGCGCCAAGAGCCAGATGCGTAGCCATCAAACGTCTGCGTGTCTGAATTGAACCGCAGTTGGCCGTTTTGACCAAGCGGCTGCTGCGCCGCAGTCCCAACAGGAAGCGTTACAGCGGCATTTCCCGGAAAAATGGCGTTATCTGACAGCTTAATGACGGGATCATTGGATCCGTTACCGTTTGCAACGTCGATTTGGTTGGCTGTGCCATAGATTTGGCGTCCAGCAACCGAAGATCCACCCACAACAGCCAAAAAACCCGTTCCAGAGTAGTTTGCAACGCCGGCAGCAACGCCAGTCAACTGCAAAGTTGGGTTTCCGCTGGTGCCATCAGCGTTAGAAATGCCCAAACCAGCACCAGAAACAGCGATTTGACGTGCAATAACAGAATTTCCGCTATCTTTAACGACAATTCCAGTGCCCGCCGTCTCCAAACTGCCAGAAACACCATTCAAAGTGATTCGGTAGTACGAAAGAGCACCACCATCTGCCAATCCAAGGCCAGTTCCAGTTGACAAATAACGACTATTGGGCAGCGTAAGCTCTTGATTCTTAGTCAAGAACGTTTGGGTTTGCACTGGCGCGTTAGCAATCGCACCCGTAGTCGTTTGGACCGTAACACCATTCTGAACAATAGGCACTGACTCGGTGCCAGTAATGGCACCAGCCTGCGGAAGTTGGGTAATGGTGACATTTGCCATTATGTGCTCACAGTCAAATCATCAAGATTGCCATTGTTTTCAGGGGTTTGCGTGTTTTGCTCTGGCGACAGAACAAAATTATTGTTCCCACCAGTTGTGAGACTATTGGGATCCACTGCTACGCTCAAGTCTGGACGCGGGAACCTGATTGTAATGCGCTCGGTCTTGCGAGCAGGCAAACGGTACGGGTCAAAGTTGTCTGCACAACCTTGATTGCAAACTTGAAGACCCGGGAAGTTAGGATCTGAACGCATCTCTGCGTGCGGGCGCTTCATCTTGCACCTATCACAGATTGCAATTGCAATATCTGAATAGCCGCGAGTGTCCAAGAACCTAGGCATGGATTGCCTCTTTTCGAGAGGCCAATGTTGCAAGTCGAGCGGCAACCCGCTTAGCAATTTGTTCTGGTGTCTGCTTTCGACCTTTATTTGCAGCAGATAATTTTGATTTGGTTTCTTCAGAAACGGGTTTGCCCTTGTTTGCCGGCTCTCTACCAAACATCCAAGGCGTTTCCCTATGCTTTCCCTTTAAAGGGCTTACATAATCTTTGGGACGCTCCCTTCCAAGGGCAAGACAAGCAAGCTGTTGCGGAGTTGCCTGCCTTCCAGTCAAAGCTTTGCGCACTTTTTCTACGGCCTCTGGAGATTTTTTCTTTCCCTTGGCGGCAGCAGACATTTTGGCTTTTGTCTCTTCAGACTTAGGCTTCCGCATATAAGGCTTTGGAATGCCTTTGCGATTTGGAATCAGCTCATCTTTAAGGCTATTGATAATACGGTTGTATGCCCATCCGTCAGCAGGATTTCCGTAAATCTTGAAGCGCACTAGATGTGCAATTGCATGATCTATAGGATGCAGCAGCACAAGATTTTCAGGAGCATCCGATCCGCCCTTGTATCGAGGGATGATGTGATGTTTATGAAAACCGTCCAATAAATTCATTTTTCTATTTTAACCCAAACATCAGCGAGTATATACCGACACGTTCGGAGCCCAGTAAATCGGCGACTTGTCGCGCTCTTCTTGTTCCGCCATGTTCAGGTACTTCTCTGCCTGCGTCTCAAGGTACTGCATGCGTCCAGTATCAACGCCCGGAAGCTCTAGGCTCATTTGGTGAGCCAGCATGCTAACTACGGCCAGATACCAGCGTTGCGGAATCTCAAGCTCACCATACAAATCGCCCACGTCCATAATCTGGCGCGAGTACCAAACAGTCATCTGGACAAACGGGTCCGACGGAACCGGCCACAGATAGATAGTGGCCTGCGGGATTGTCCGGTCAAACCAAAACTGAAATGGTTGGTTGGCCGTGAAGTTTTTGTTAGGCAGATTGGTGTAGTCATCGCGGTTTAGGCGAGCCATCGTGATTTCTGTGCTGTTGTTGCCAAAGTACAGCTCACGCAGGGCCAGCGTAGTGCCGGAATAGGCTCGAATCCGGTAGTACTGAACACTTTGCCCCGGGTCAATGTCCGTCCATACCCAGTCGTTGTCAGTTACTGCGATTGAGCCGAGGTTATTTAGGGTGCTCCAAGTAGAGCCATCTGTTGAATACTCAAGCGCCACATTCCATGTAGCAGAACCACCACCAGCGACATACGGCAGGAAACCTATCGACCCGATGTACTGCGGGTTGCTTGTGCCGTAGTTGATTGAGATGTTGCCATTGGCAGAGCCTTGCTGGCAGTAGGTGTTGACGTTAGCGTCATACACATTGGCCACCACGCCACCAGCAGAAGATGTGTAGTTCCCAGATGGGCGGTTCATTCTGCGGTACAAAGCATTCAAAACATCATTGCCACCCACAGGCAGGCTGTAGATGTACTTGTTGGCGTTTAGGCCATACACCTTCTTACTGATAGCCCAATACTGGATGCCAATGTTGATAAGGTTGGACAGCAGAAAGAATAACGACTCACGGGATGCGACGAGCTGTTCCGATGTCAGCTCTTCAGCAAGCTTGCCGCAACGACGAGCGCCGTGATCAATCAGCGATTGAACGGTAACAACGGTTGTTCCGACAGTTCCCGAGTAAGCCATCTCTCACCTCACCAGCCGGGGCAATTCCAGCGCTTCATTGAGGCCCGCGAACGACTGCCCTTTTCAGACTTCTCGGCAACGGGTTCCATGCGGGCACAAAAGGAATCCCTCCGCTTACCCCCTTGCGGCTGAGGAGCCTTCAAATTGCTACCCGTCTCCCTATTATACTTCTCTCGGCCCTTAGCGGTTAGCCCTGCGCCTTGATCTGCAGGCAGCTTCTCGCCTCGACCAATAGCAAGACTAGGACCGCCCTTCTTCATCTTTGCGGTCTTCGCTGCTTCTTTGAATGCTTGTGCGGTGGGCGCACCTTCAGAACCCGGCTTGCGCATCTTTTCGCCAGATCCATGCGCAATACGTTCTTGCTTTGCATGAATGTTTGCGTACAAACCACCACCATCCTTAAACTTTTTGCCTTCATCAGCCTTCGCAAAGTCTTTGCCGACTTTTTGCGAAATGCCTACCTTCTTAGCAAACTTGGGGCTATGAGCCACCGCTTCCATCAAGTTGTGCTGGGCTTTAGATTTGGATGGCATGATTAGTCCGGATTCTTGATGATAACAATGCTGAAGTTTGCCGTTACATTGGATGATGTTGTGGCGCTTGCCCGGACTTCGATGTCTGTTTTTTCCGTAAAACCTACCGGGTAATTCAACGGGATGGTAAAAGAACCGCCGTTTGCGCATCTGCCTTGAATTGTGTTGTCAAAAACCCCGCCCAACGGCCTACTGTACAAACCAATGTTTGTATATGCATTAGCGACCGCAGAAACACCGGAAGAACAGAGCAAATTAAAAATGTAACCCGTATATCCAGCAGGAACGGTGTAAATACAAGCCGTTGCGCCGCCATCAGCGGTATAAACACCATATACAGTAGCAGGTTTGCCTGTCGTTACCGCCCCAACCCCCGCGTAAATATTCCCAGCCGCCGCACCGCCAGAACCCGCTGTATTGACCATTAAATGCAATACACGCAAAAAAGTAGCAGTAGTAGTAACAGCGGTCTGGCCATTCAATGAAACCGTTTCATTGATTTGGTTGTAACTGCCATCAAGACCGTAAACAGTGACAGTTCTTGCACCAGTTCCAGCCGCAGTATCGTTTGCGTCTGAACTCGAAACTTTTATTGCAACCGCGCTTGCTGGGTACGCATAAACCGTACTCTCACTCCATACAGTTTCATATGAAGTGCCAACAGTTGTATTAAAACCAGACACAAATACCGGTGTGTGCCCATCAACTTGGTCGCGAGCTATTTGCAGTTCAAATGGCTCATGCGCACCTTGGCGCGTTGCGGAAGAGTAAATTCCCATGTAAACCTCCAAAACAGGGAGGGGCCGAAGCCCCTCACCCATTACTTAACGCGGCCGCCCTTTTTGTAGGTGCCAGACAGCTGGTTGATTGATACCGGTCTTGCAGGACGACGTTGAGGCATCTTTACAGCTTCGCCCTCATCGTTTACAGAACCACCAGTTGCATAGCCCACGGGAGTTGGCTGACCACCCGGTTGCTGCGCCAGCATTGCACTGTTCGGATCATAAATACGACCCGATGCAGATACCGGGGGAAGACCGACACGACCAGCAGGAGACACGCTAGGGAGTCCAATTGGAGCACCCTGAACCATGCCACCATCGGCGTACTTCTTGGTCTTACCGCCCTTCTTGTAATGCGGAGCCTTCAGATAATCCTTCAAGAATTCCGGGTTAAGCGGAGTTCCCGAGGGGGTTACATCATTTGACTGAACATCACGAGAATCAGACGGCTTCTTCGGCGTCATTTTACGAACAATCTGGCGTTCAACTTCCGTGACGGTGCCGGTGCCAGACTTGGCGCCGTCAACAGCTTTTTTTGATGCGCCACCATCGGCCATCTTCTTGGCTTTGCCGCCCTTCTTGAAGCCACCGGCATTGCCCAGCTTAACTTCACCAGTAGTGGTGCCAGTCTTGCCCGCAGGAGTGGTCGAGACATTACCCTCAACACCACCGCCCTTGGCGTAACAACGACCACCCTTCTTGAAGCCACCACCGTTACCGTTCTTGACTTCACCGGTCTTGCCGCTGGTCTTGGTAGTGCGCTCAGCGGTGTTCATCTTGGTGTCGCGGTACTTGCCGCCTTGGCCTTCGGTATTGATGATGCCGCCATCCTTAAAGCCGCTCTGACCCATTGCAACACCACCAGTCTTCATGCCCTTGTGAGCCTTAGATGCCGGTTTCTTTTCGTGCGCCTTGAGTTCCTTCTCGACCTTCTTGATACCCTTCATCTCAGCCTTGTGCTCAGCCTTGCTTTCAGCCTCGCCACCCTTCTTCATCATGCGACCAGCCATACCAACAGGACCAGCAGGAGCAGCAGCAGAAGGCATAGCACGCATAGCTTTACGACGCATAGCCAGCGACGGCTTCATCGGTGCAGCAGCCATCGGCATACCACCACGCGCGGGCATAGCGGTAGGCATAGACGGGGGAACGCCGCCGTCCATCATTTTGTGGCCATCATGCTCCTTAGCCTTCATCTTCACATGACCACCCTTCTTCAGCTTCAACTCCACTGAAGGCTCGGTGGTGTACATCTTCACCATCGGTTTAAATTCGGCCATTGCAACCTCCTTAAACCTTCTGGGCGTAAACCACGGTCAGGCGGAACACGCCCGGCGAGGAAACGGTGCCATTCGGGTCAATCGTCATAACTACGTTTTGGTTGTTGCCAACATCCGACATTGCGGTCAGCTGAGCAGCCGTGAACGTCAGAACGCTACGACCAGCCGATGCAGCATCAGCAATCGAGCAATACTGCGTGCCAGCGGCAACAGTACCAATCGTGGTCGGAACGGTGGTTGCCGTGCCAAAGCTCGGAACGGTGACCATATCAACAAAGAAGTTGATAATTTGCGACGATGCCGGGATGGTGACGCTTGCGCTGGTTGCAGTACCGCCGGCTGCAGTAGTGACAGTGGTAGTCTGCGAAACGACAACGAAACCGCCGTCGGTCGTGTCCGTCAGAGTGCCAGAGCCAGTACGCAGGGTCGAACCAATATAGGTTTGTGCCATTGTATTTACCCCTTTAATGAGGCAGGGGCCGAAGCCCCCACCAGACCTATATTAGACGCCGGGCGTGCCGTACAGCGCACGCGGATCGGTGAAGCCAACGTCGTAACGCTCGGTCGCCTTGTAGCGCATCGAGTCAGTCTCGAAGTCACCTTCCATCGTCTTTTCCAGCTTACGACGCATCAGAAGCTTCATGCCTTCCGGAGCATCGGTCTGGACCCACCAAGCGGTCGGCGAGGTCAGACGCGAGATAACGGCAGCGCCTTCATCAAGCAGACCAATCGATTTGATCGGGTTGATGTCGTTGTTGGCGTTACCAGCACGCAGAACGCTTTTCAACAGGACTTCAGCTTGGAAGATGTTGCCCGGGGCCACGACCAATTGGCGCGGAACCAGACGAATCTTCTTACCGTTGTTGTCCACAGCCTGACGGATCTGGATGAGCATTTGCTCAAGCGAGGTTTGCGACAGGTTGGCCGAAGTAGTCAGCAGGTTGCTGAACGTACCGTTCACGATCGGGTGAGCGTTGCTGTTCAGCTGCACGCCGTCACCACCCGGGAAGGCGCTGTTGAACGCGCGGTTAAGCACGTTGGCGCACAGGGTTTCCTTGGTTTCAACCAGCGACTGAGCCAAGTGACGGGCGTAGACTTGACCGATACGGATATGGTCGCCGTCTTCCACCAGCACTTTGGTCAGAGCGAATGCCAGACCGTACACGTTATAGACATAACGCTTCAGGAACAGCACGCCACCTTGTTGGTAGGTAACCGGGGTACCGTCCGGCAGTTGCGGAGCGGCGCCAAAGCCGTACAGAACCGGCTCTTCGTGGTAGTTGCGGGGGATACCTTCTTGTTCGCGGAAAACACGCGACCATTCGTCGGTACGTTGGTCATAGACACCGTCGAAACATTCGTTGAGGATCGGCTCAACAATCGAACGAAAGTCTGTACTGCGCATCGGGGCTGCCATTTTTTAGCCCTCCTTAAACAGCAATCGGCGTGTAGTTAGCGCCGGAGACGCGAACTTGGCCGAATTGGAATTGAGCAACCGTGGCGCGAACGATAACGTAAGCATCACCCCAATCATTGCCCGGGTACGGAGCAATATCCACAATGCGCATTGCAGCAACGCCGTTGGCACCAACAAGGGTGGACGACAGGGTGCATTGCGACAGACCAGTGGTGGTCGAACCAGCAGTGTTGTTGGTAATGTTTGCTTCGTCACCAATCGACGCCTGCGAAACCGTACCATCAGTCTGGATTTCGTAGACGATGTTCGGGTCGTTGTAGAAGTAAGCCACGCACGAACCAGTTTGGTAGGCGGTGTTAGCCGGCCAGTAGTTCGAAACGCGACGACGGCCGGTGGTGTCAGTCCACTCAACGCCAACGAAAGCGCCGACGAAAGCTTCAGAACCCGAGGCCAGAACAATGGTGCCACCCGTATCGTACTTAACGGGGGCGCCCTTCAAAAGGTCGGTGCTATAGCCCGACGCGATACCGCCAGCAAGCGCCTGAGCGCGATCCAAGCCAGAAGGATGGAACGCAGGACGCAGGCCGAACGGAGCAGATGTTGCAGACATGACTGTCTCCTTGGTTTAGTTACCCATGAAATATGGGCGTATTAACATTTCGGTCCAAATCGCCAAATCCGTCACCTTCGACTCGGCCCAAGCTCTTGCCTGAGCTATCTCGCGCACCCTGCAGGTTCTCAATCTGAACGCGGATCTTGTCCGCCTCCTCATTGGGAGCCTCGTGGTGCATCTGCAACATGAGGTCTTGATAAATATCCATAGGGATCTTGTACAAGCGCATCTCGTTGCATGCGATGAAACCCACGTCTTCTCCAGCCTTTACACGGTAGTTATCGAAGTTCGGGAGTTCATCCGCCATTACAGGGACATACCCAAGTCGAATCCGTTTATCAATGCTGTCGTAAGCGTTAGTTGTCGAAAGCCAACAGATGTGCCAGCCCGGAATCTCCGGCACCTTTGGCAGCGCACTTTGTGTCCACTCATCGCTCCACATCTTTCGACGTTCCTGCGCTGACATGAACTGCTCTTCAGGAGCCTTGCGGGTTGCGTCCTCGCTAGCACGAGTTTCGCGGCCACCGGCCGTGAGAGTTTTTTTCAGACGAGAATCCATTGTTAGCTCCTATTGGTTTTGTCGTACTGGATAAATTGCTTAATCATTCGTTGGCGTTTGTCGGGGTCATCCCACATGCCGGCTTCTTTGATTGCTCGAACCCGCTCAGGGCTCAAAACATAGCCGCCACCAGAATTCCGACTACCAACTGATTCACGCACAGATCCCGTTACAAAACTCTTGGGCCTACGACGACGCTCGTCATTTGGTTCAGTATAACGATTAGGTAAACGACGTTGCAAGCGATTATCAAATTCTTCCCAATAATCATCGCCAGTCGGGTCCCAACCTTCAGAAACCATCCGCTCGTCAATCAATTTAGCAATCTGACTGTCTTCGTCTTTACCGCTCGGGTCATACCAAGGGTTACGAGCCATCCAGTCTTTTGCCATATCAATCATTCGCGGATCCACACGCTTTTCCGGCTCCGGCATGTGTTCTGCTTGTTTACGAAACTCTTGCATCTCACGCAGGCGGTCGCGCGAAGCAATATAAGCCTCTTGGGCTTTAATCATTGCGTTACCGTCTGAGTTTTCAGTCGCCTCACGAATTAGCGACTGCGCATATTGC